GCAGGTAATCACACGTTGCAGGCTGCTGTTTCTTTGGGCTGGACTGAGGTGGCGGTTTCTTTCGTGGATGATGATGAGGCTACTTCTCAGGCCTACGCGCTTGCCGATAATCGCATTTCAGATCTCAGCTCTTATGACGATCAGGCGCTGCTTGATCTCCTCGAGTCTGTGGAGATATTCGATGGGACCGGCTACGCGCTCGCTGATATGGAGTCGCTCGCCGAATTGCTTTACCCATCTATTGATGAGATACCAAACTTCATGCCGGATGATTCCGAGCAGCCGAAGCTGGATGAGAGGTCTTCGACTACTTGCCCGAAGTGCAAATGTGAATGGCGCATAGGCCCGGGTAAGGAAGTGATCTACATATGACGTTGGTTGTCTCTCCTTGCTCTCATGCTGCGGCTGCCTACGCGGTGAAACATTGGCATTATTCGGAGACGTTCCCTGTCTCAAAGTCCTATAAGTGTGGAGTCTGGGAAGATGAGCAGTTCATAGGTGCTGTCGTTTTTGCTTGGGGATCGAATCCAAATCTCGCTGGCTCATTCAATCTGGACATGACTGAATGCGTGGAATTAGTGCGCGTGGCTCTCAGGGATCACACTAGTTTCGTGACAAATATTGTCGCTCAGTCTCTCAAGATCTTGAAGGCGAATAATCCTGGCCTCCGGTTAGTTGTCTCATACGCTGACCCGTACAGGAACCATCATGGCGGGATCTATCAGGCCGGTAATTGGATCTATGCCGGCCTGACCCCACAGAAGCATGATTACGTCATGCCTGATGGGAAGGTTCTGAACAGACGCGCATATACGGGAGTGAACTTCGGCAGAGCGAAAATGCAGATACCTGCTGAGGCTGAGAGGGTCACTATGCCTGGCAAGCACAGATACCTTTACCCATTAGATAAGGGTATGCGAAGAAGCCTGAAAGATAGATCCATTGAATATCCGTGCGGCACAGGGCTTAATGGCAAGCTGTCCGACGACCTGTCGGAAGGTGCAAGTTCGATCCTTGCGTGCCGCTCCACAAATGAACTAGAGAAGTGATGGGGATCTGATGCCGAATCCAGCGAAGCCGGTAGAGCGTAAAAGGAAGTTAGGCAATCCTGGCGTGCGTCCATTGCCTCAGCAAGTGATCGTAGCTGAGCAGGTAACGAAGTCTCCTGATCCTTTGAGACCGCTTGGCAAGATGGGCAGAGAGTCTTGGGATCGCATTTGGACTGCTGGCGCTCATTGGGTTTCGGGCAATACAGATATTCAGATCGTGCAGATGCTTTGCGAGTGTGAGGATGAAAGATCCCTTCTGCGTCATAAAGTGCTGACTGAACACGATTGGCATGATCGAGTAGGCCTGCGTAATCTGGAGGGCTTGATTCTTTCCATGTATTCCATGCTTGGCTTCTCTCCGGTTGATCGCGGGAAGATGGGTGTTGGCGAGGTTCGCGCTGCTTCAGTGTTGGATGAGTTGAAGGCGCGGCGTGCAAAGTAGCTGGCCGCCTGCGATTCTGACTCCTGTCAGCGAGGTTGAGCGCGAGTCGGGCGATGGCGCTGAAGTGTGCTCCTTCATCGAAGGTCTGTGTCTTCAGGTAAAGGATTCTGTCGGCGGCATGGCTGGATCTCCGATGATCCTTCGTGACTGGCAGAAGATGCTCCTGGCCGATGTCTTCGCTCGGCGTGCGGATGGCCGGCGCAAGCATCGGACGGCGATTATCGGAATGGCCCGTAAAAATGGCAAGAGCGCTCTAGGCTCGGGGATCGCGCTTCATGCGTTAATGCTTGGCCCTACTGGTGGCGAGGTTTACTCCTGCGCCGCTGATCGTGATCAGGCGCGTATCGTTTTCGGCTCGGCTAAGAAGATGATCGAGCTTTCGCCGGAACTTAGTTCTGTCTGCACCATCTACCGGGACGTGATCGAGGTTGTCTCCACCGGCTCTGTCTATCGCGTGCTGTCGTCGGAAGCGTTCACGAAGGAAGGGCTATCGCCGACGTGCGTCATCTATGACGAACTCCATAGCGCGCCGAATGATGATCTGTGGAACGTGATGACTCTTGCTCAGGCTGCGAGGCGAGATGCGCTGACGATTGCGGTAACTACTGCCGGCGTTCGAAGCGATACGACCGGCGGGGATTCCACTGCTTACCGACAATTCCTCTACGGACAGCAGGTAGCGAGCGGCGAGATCGTAGATCCATCATTCTTCATGGCTTGGTGGAAGGGGCAGGATTCAGCGAATCATCTAGATCCTTCATCCTGGCTGGACGCTAACCCGGGCTTCGGGGATCTCTGCGATGCAGAAGACTTCGAGTCTGCCGTCAAGCGCACGCCGGAGAATGAGTTTCGCATCAAGCGCATGAATTCATGGGTCAGTTCGCAGCATGCATGGCTACCGGCTTCGTCTTGGGAGAATCTCCGCGCAGATCGTGTCGTTGATTCGTCAGTGCCTGTCGTGCTCGGGTTTGACGGCTCATTCAACGGGGATGCAACGGCTCTGATCGGCTGCACGGTGGAGGCCGAGCCGTTCATTTGGGTAGAGGAAGTGTGGGAGAAGGGGCCGGGCGATCACGAGTCCTGGCGCGTCCCTATCTCTGAAGTTGAGTCAAGGATCATGCAGGCCTGCGGTGATTACAACGTGCTCGAGGTAGCGTGCGATCCGTACCGCTGGCAGCGAAGCATGGAGTCGCTCGCTGATGCTGGAGTGCCTATCTCCGAATACGCCTCTAGTAGTCCGGCGCGAATGGTCCCGGCTACTGCGAAGTTCTATGACGCTGTTACTTCAGCGACGCTCTCGCACGATGGAGATCCGACGCTCAGGCGGCATATTGGCAACTGCGCCGTGAAGACTGACCGTCTCGGGCCACGCATAGTTAAGGAACATCGCTCATCTTCGAGAAGGATTGATGCTGCGGTAGCGGCTGTCATCGCATTTGATCGAGCAACAGCAGCGCGGGAAAATGTGCAAGAATTGGTTTCGCCGGGCTTCTGGGCTACATGAGAGGATTACGCATGATCGTTATTTCTCAGCTAGCCGGACTCGCCTCTATCAATCTCGGCGTATTCTTGCTGAACATTCCTGCGGGTTTCATCGCGCTCGGGCTTACGGGCGTGCTCATCGGAATAACGCTGGAGCGCATTGATGCTGGGTAATCTGATCAGGGGCCGCGAGGAACGCGCCGTATCGTTTCAAACGATCTTCGCGAGCGGCGGCAACGTAGCGCAGCAGACCTATGCGGGAACGATCATCACTCAGGATACGAGCCTGAAGATTGGCGCTGTCTATGCGTGCGTGCGACTCCTCGCCGACACGATCTCTACCCTTCCGGTGGACACGTTCTACCGAGAGGGAGGCGCGCGTAAACCGTTCAGGCCCAAGCCGCTATGGGTGGAGAATCCCGACATCGGCACGGCTCGAGAGGACTTCCTCCAGCAGGCGATGGTCAGCCTCCTGCTCGACGGCAACGTGTTTATCAGGATTTTCCGCACGCGTACGGGAGAGATCATCTCCCTAGTCGTACTAGATCCGACGCGCGTAGAAGTGCGCAGGAATCCTGCTACTCGAGAGATTGAGTACGTCCTAGACGCTGGCACGGGAACGACTCTGCGAGCGGATGAGGTTCTGCACATCACGGAACTTCGCAAGCCTGGCGCGCTTCGTGGAATCTCCCGCATTGACGAGGTTAAGCAATCGCTAGGGCTAGCCGCTGCGCTGGAGGAATTCAGCGCGCGCTTCTTTTCTCAGGGAAGCGTCACTCAGGGAATCATCGAATGGCCCGGGAACCTCACGCGCGAGCAGGCGAAGGATCTTGCTTCAGGCTTTGAGGAAGGACATAAGGGGCTGAAGCGTTCCCATCGTCCGGGCGTGCTGTTCGGCGGCGCAAGGTTCGTTAAGACTGGAGTAGATCCCAACGAAGCGCAGATGCTGGAGAGCCGACAATTCGCGGTGGAGGAGATAGCGAGAATCTTCCGCTGTCCCTTGCATCTCTTGCAGGTATCGACACCGGGCGCAATGTCCTATGCGAGCGTGGAACAGAACGCAATTCAATTTGCGCAATACACACTTAGGCCAATCATCAGCAAGTTCGAGACGGCGCTGTCCAGTCTTCTACCCGGACCGGCATTCGTGAAGTTCAATCTGGATGCGATCCT